AATTTCAGACTAAAAGATTATGCTACTCTTTTGGTGTTACCTTTCAGCAATCATGGTGATGGTCCTGGCCGTGCTAGAAACTGGTGTTGGGATCATTCAATGACGATTGGTGCTGAAAAACATTGGATTGCGGATGATAATATTGATGATTTTTATAGACTCCATGAAAATATAAGAATTCGAGTGGAATCTGGTGCATATTTTCGTGCTTGTGAAGATTTCATAAATCGCTATGAAAATATTCCAGTGTCTGGCCTTCAATATAGATTTTTTTGTGCAGCCGATCAAAAATATCCTCCATATGTATTGAATACTCGAATCTATTCCTGTCTATTGATAGAAAATAATTGTGAATTTCGCTGGAGAGGACGCTGGAATGAAGATACAGATTTATCATTACGTGTATTAAAATCCGGTAAATGTACGGTCCAATTTAATTTCTTTCTTCAAGGTAAAGCGGCAACGCAAACATTGAAGGGCGGAAATACAGCCGAATTCTATGATAAAGATGCTTTGCCGGAAAAATATGGTTCTGGTAAAGAGCGCAAAAAAGAAGATGGTACATATTTGAAGTCCAAAATGCTTTGTGATATGCACCCGGACGTGTCTAAACTGGTATTTAAATATGGTAGATGGCATCATTATGTCAATTATGAGCCTTTCAAAAATAATAAGCTAATTTTGAAAAAAAATGTAGATTTATCTAGACTTCCTAGAATAAACGAGTATAATATGAAGTTGATAACCGATTATGAGGCTAAGTGAAATATTATGGAACAATATCTATTTGTGGAAAAATATAGACCGAAAAAGGTCGCAGACTGTATTCTTCCGAAAGACATAAAAAATATCTTTCAAGAATATGTTAATAGCGGTAATATTCCCAATCTTCTATTGACAGGCAGTCCTGGTGTTGGTAAAACAACAATTGCAAAAGCAATGTGTGAGGAAATAAAATGCGATTGTCTTGTCATCAATGGTTCGGATGAACGCGGTATTGAAGTCCTCAGAACTAAAATCAAGCAATATGCGTCCTCGATATCTTTTTCTGGTGGCCGCAAAGTTCTTATTATAGATGAAGCTGATTATTTGACGCCCGAAGCTCAGGCAGCCATGCGGGGTGCTATAGAGGAATTTTCATCAAACTGCTCATTTATCTTTACATGTAATTTTAAAGCAAGATTGATTGATGCTATTCATTCCAGATGTTCCGTTTTTGAATTTAAAATCAAGAATGGAAATAAAGTTAAAATGGCCTCAGCTTTCATGGAGCGAGTGGAACATATCCTGAAAATTGAAAACATCGAATATGACAAATCGGTTATTGCTGAGATTATTCAAAAGCATTTTCCAGATTTTCGGCGTGTTTTGAATGAAATTCAAAGATATTCAATGAATGGTAAAATTGATGTTGGTGTTTTAACACAAATAGCTGATGTTACTATAAAAGATTTGATGATTATATTAAAGAAAAAAGATTTTTCTTCTGTCAGAAAATGGGTAGCAAATAATAGTGACACAGATCATTCAAAGATTTACAGAAGAATATTTGATGGTTTTGGTGAATATTTAAAGCCCACAAGTATTCCTGTTGCCGTCGTCGTGTTGGCGAAATATCAATATCAAGCCGCATTTGTTGCAGATCAGGAAATTAATTTAGTCGCTTGTTTGACTGAAATAATGGTAGAATGTGAGTTTAATTAAGGAGATTAATATGAATAATGTCAATGTAGTAAATTTATTTGATGAAAAATACGAAGAAAAAATAAATGATAAATTAACGGTTGTATATAATAATAAACAAGAAAAAGAAAACTATAATGCCTTTGTTTATAGAATATGTATTTCTTACATTGGAAAAGATGAAATTCCTTGGGGAATAAAGAAATATTACGTTGGTTGTCATAAAGGAACCATAAATGATGTTTACTCCCAAAAATATATTTGTTCATCGCGTGAAGTACTTAAAATCCTTGCAAGAGAAGATGTTAAAATAACATATGAAATATTAGATTTTTGTAGAAGCATCAAAGATGCTTATACTTTGGAACATCGTTATTTGAAAAAAGTAGATGCAAGAAATAATTCGGAATATTTTAATAAATCCAATGGTGGTGGAAAAAACCTTGTCCCTTCCAAAAACTTAAATCAATGTCAAAACAATCTTCAACATATACAAAACATGATGAATAATATAAAAAATGAAAAATATTCTTGCAATTTTTATGCAACACAGCAATTAGTTGACATGAAACATATTCAAGTCAGAACAGAACAATATGTCAAAGAACATGTTGATAAATTAAGAGATTCATTTACTACAATTGGTGATCCAAAAAATATAGATCCTATTCATATATTGATGCCAGAAGATAATAATACTGCACCTATAATTATTGGCGGAAATCATAGTGTGGCGGCCGTAAAGAAAATTAAAACTCATAATGGATTATATGCTATAGAAATACCTTATAGTGATTGGCATATTTTGTCTAAATCTGAATTGCAAAGTTTTGGAATGACTTTAAATCCACAACCCGAAAAGGTAAGGGAACCAACTAGTTATGATGATGCAGCAAATTTCGTAGTTAATTTCATAAAAGAAAATAATCTATATAAAAACGATTGTCCTACATTCAATGATCAGATGATCCGGGATCATCTTAATATGTTGGGATTTACAAGTGCAGCATCAAAAGGAGAAATTACTAAAAGAGCGAAAAAAATATATGAAGAAAATGCACAACTTGCATTAGGAGTAAATTTCTTAAATTTTAGTGATGATGGTCTAAAGACAAATGATAAATTAAAGAAATGGTTTGAAAAACAGAAAAAGAATAGAGAACATCATTATGGAGAAGTTGTATATAAAGTTTCTGCCGGCGATGATATATTTAAACAGATCACAAAAACTTTGTTTAAATATGATGAAAGAGGTTCAGTGATAGATTGGCCTAAAAAAATTTATGTTTATATATATTTTCCTAATCTTGGGATAGAAAAAAGTATATCCTGGAAAAAGAATTATGCCAATTTTTGCACTATTATTAATATATTAAATCCGTCAATGATAACCATTAAACATGAAATTTTGAGTTGTCTATCCAACCAATATCCTGAAGAAGAAATTTGATTGATGCCCGATCTATTCAAAGATATAATTCCGTCTATTCTCCATACTAAAAATCATGTAATCACTTCGGAAAATGAAAAAGATTACCCCGCTTTTATCGTCAATAAAGCTTTATCTTTTCATAAAGACTGTATATTTTATGTAAATGAAATGAATAAAGTGCCGCATTTGGATAGGCTTCTACAATATCAATATTATATAAATAGTATACGCGGGTTTAAAAGATCGTTTCAAAAGTGGCATAAGAAAGATACAATATATAATTTGAATGTCGTAAAAGAATACTATGGTTATTCAAATGAAAAAGCCAAACAAGCTTTAATGATTTTAACTGATGACCAACTTGAAAATATAATAAGAAGAACTAATAAAGGTGGTATGGGATAGCATGATGACTACTGATGATATGATTGAAGTTGTTTTAAATGAAAAAGACGACTTTTTAAAAATAAAAGAAACACTGACAAGAATCGGTGTAGAATCCAAAAAAGAAAAAATACTATTTCAATCTTGTCACATTCTTCATAAACAGGGTAAGTATTATATCTGTCATTTTAAAGAATTATTCAAACTCGATGGAAGACCAACGGATATATCGGAAAATGACATAGCCAGAAGAAATACAATAGCTAATTTGTTGGCTGAATGGGAACTACTAAAAATGGTTGATTCGTCCAAATCAACACAACCAATATGCCCAATAAATCAAATAAAGATTTTGTCCCATAAAGAAAAGGCAAACTGGCAACTTGTAGCAAAATATAATATAGGTAAAAAGAAAACACCATCAGTTTAAATTATTGGAGTATATTATGACATTAGCTAACGTGAAATTTTATAAACTAAGTTCTAATATTCCTGATCCTAAAATCGCGACAACATATTCAGCATGTTTTGATTTGTCTTATTGTGCTTATCACACTACTGAGATTCGTGGATATAATAAAGAAAATATAAAAATAACAAAAACACTGGATATATTTAAAACACTTAAAATACTTCCAAAAGAAAGATTATTGGTGCCAACTGGACTGATATTTGATATTCCTATTGGCTATTCAATGAGAATACTCCCTAGATCAAGCACAGGATACAAACTTGGACTCATGTTAGCGAATAATGAAGGTGTTGTAGATTCTGACTATAAACAAGAATGTTTCATGATAATTGTAAACATGACTAACACAAATGTAATCATAGAAAATAATACTCGCTTATGTCAGGCCGAGATTGTGCCAGTTGTTTCTGTGAATTTAGAACAAACATCTTTAAAACCAAGAAATATTTCAGAGAGAATTGGTGGATTTGGCTCAACGGGCACTTGAATAATTCTGGAATTTGAACACTAACTGTCTAACCGACAATTTTACAGGTAACTCCAGAATTAACATAAGTGAAGATTGGAATTTGTAGTCTAACTGTCTCATCGACAATTTTCTGGGTAACTCCAATCTTCACTTTTTTTCTCTTGACAAACACATAAAAAAAAACTATAATAAGCAAATTTGGAATTTAAATTAAAATTATCTTAAGACAATTTTTAGGAAACTTCTGAATTATATACTATCATATAACAATTTCGTTGTATGATAATTTATAGAAAGAAAACATTATGATTAAAATGAATCCAAGATATATCGTTGATTATGGTAAAGGTAAATTTCATATCTTTGATAGAGAGACGTTAAACTTTTTAGATGAAATGAATTGGGACGAATTCCGAGGACTAAAATGGATGAATGAAATAGGATCATTGGCGGGTGAAGCAGCACACCTCGCAAAATATTCAAAATGGTCAAAATCTTCACCGTGGAAAAGTAAAGATTCAATTAAAGAATTTTATAAACTATGTGAAAAAATGGGTGTAGAACTTAGATTATTGCCAGAACAATCAATTTTTAAATATCGTCAAGAATTTGCACCAGGC